CAATGCCCAACTCAAACTTAAGACATTACCTAAATGGGAAGCCCGTGAGGACTGGCAAGAAAAGTATCCACAATACTCAGATTATCCTGATTGGATATCACTTGACCCAGAAACAGCTATGCAGAAGTTAAAGCAGGAATACCCAGAAGCATATAAAAACTTAAGAAAGGATGGCAAATGATTACATTTATATACCTAGTAAGTGCGTTCTTTGGAGCAATCGCATTTGGATTTTGGACATTGATACTCGTACTTATACTAGACTTTGTATTGATGATATTTTTATCAGGGTTAGATAATTAATAAGGTAATAAAGAAAGAGGAAATTATGCCAGGAACAAGAGAAGGTGGCCTAAAGGCCGCAGCAACAAACAAACAACGATACGGTGACGCCTTTTACCAAGGAATAGGTAAAGTCGGTGGTACCAAGTCACGAGGCGGTGGATTCGCCAAAGACCCGGAACTAGCCAGAGAAGCTGGTCGCAAGGGTGGCAAGATATCACGCCGTGGTAAATCAACTAAACCAAGGGAGGTAATAGTCAGATGAACGATTACGAAACAATCTTTGATATATTTATTAACGAAGGTTACCCACAGGACATGGCCGAGATACTAACCGAACAGCAACTTGAATACGAAAGGACAAGCAATGAGTGATTTTACAAAACTAAGTAGCCTAGTCAATGGCACGTTCACAATACAAAAAGTCAACGGTTACAAGTGGAAGATGTGGGACAACACACAGAAAAAGATGTTGGTGTCTGACGTATGGCAAAAAGATTACCGCAAGGTATATTCAGTTGAAACCGACAAAGGCCTACTAGACTTATCCGCCAACCAAGTTGGTGTGTTACTTGAAACAGTTATTCGTAACGGTGTAGCCGACATTAACGGCACAACCTTTCAAGTAAAGTCTAACGGCAAGACCGGTATGGACATCAGATACTTCTTTAATGTAGTGCGTGACCACAAGACTGCTGAGAAACCAGCTGAAAAGCCAGCAGAGGCCGCACAAGACGCTTTTGATGACTTTGTACCAGATACTATTAACTTGGATGACATACCCTTTTAGGAGGTTTTAATGGACTTAGAAGTAGCAATCAAAGGTATCTATGATGTCAGGGAACGTATCCATAAGTTTGATATGTGGAACGACCCGGTAGCGCTAAGTGATGCGATGACCAAACTATCCGTATATAACGCATACCTAGCCGACTTCAAAGCACCACTACACAAAGAAGCTACTGAAAAAGCCTATACGGTGTATCAAGAAGTCAAACAGTCTGGCAATACGGCTAGCCAGGCAGAGATGATGAGCCGAGGGGAATCAGTAAACGAAAGGGAGGTGTACGAAAAAGTATTAAACGTGTATAACGCTACCGACAAGCTGATAAGCGTATTGCAATCACGAGTCAAAGTGGCAGAAAATCAACTAAGGAGAGAGGGAAACTTATGAACAAAAAAACATTAGGCGGTATCAAATCCGCACAAACAATTAAAGAACGTTATGGTGATTATTTCTTAGCCGATATGGGACGCAAAGGCGGCCAAATCAGCAGAGGCGGTGGAGTCACCGGTAACAGCGAGCGAGCTAAAGAACTTGGCCGACTTGGTGGACTAAAGCGTGCAGAAAATTATAGACTTAAAAAATTAGAAGAATTAAAAGGAGAATAAAATGAGATTAGCAGTTTTAATAACAAATTACATTTGTGCAGTAATTCTAGGATTCAGTTTTATTGGTTTAGGTTCAACAACAACTGAAGACCCTTGGTTAACAATTATTGGTTTAATTACATTTGGACCAGCAGTAATACTAAGTTTGGTATTCGCTCACAGCTTAAGAGATAAAAAATAATAAGTAGGAGGGATTATGGTAATTGACAAATCAACACCAACACAAGTAATGGATATATGGCAACCAAGATGGAAAGATAGGGTGGCACTAATCGCTAAATACAAAGTAGGAACACATAATGTCATTACCTTTTCCAAAACTAAATCATTACCGGGCGAGTATTACATTAGCGGCGAAGCAATCAAACAATATCCCATAGATAACAATGGTAAGTTAGATTGTTACGCAGTGCCACTCGACGCATTAGAAAAATTAGAAAGAAAATAATTAAGAGGAGGGTGAATGGAATCATTTAACGCAGCAGTATATGAGAAGTTAAACAACGTGGCCGAGGTTGTGATTCGTAAACAGCACGATTACGGTCAAGGTAACATTCTTAACGCTCCAATAGATTCACGATTGGCAGTTCTAGTCCGACTTAACGATAAGTTGGCTAGGGCTGCTAATTTGATTGAACAGGGCAAAGAACCAAACAACGAAAGCTTACACGATACCTTTCAGGACATCGTAGGCTACGGAACAATATTACTAATGTTAGAGGACGACAGCTTCAGACTGCCGTTGTTGGAGGACAAATGAAATACTTATACGCAATAGCGATAGGACTCATATTCTTAGGCGTTGCTTTAGTTGGGGTGATGTTTCAGAATCTTAACGAGTTAGCTGATTACAAGCGATGCTACAACGAGCCAATTACCGAGCTTAGTCAACACTGCAAGGACTTACTCGATGGCAAGTAAGAACACCCAGTTTCATAACAAAAAAGACAACATTACCGTTAAATGGGTAAAGCGTGCCCAAATGTGGTGTCGGACAATTATCAAGGACAATAAGCAAACACAGGAGTGGTACAGTGAAAAGCCTAAGATATCCACGATTGAAGAAGATACGAATACGGAAGCGTAAAATAGAAGTCAGTCCATTTGTAGTGAATCTCAGTCCAGAGATAGCCAAGTGGGACAAATTAAATAAAACATTACTAAGGAGGGTAAAATGAATTTTTGGGTAATATTCCTAATAACATTCTGCATAGGCGCAATCATTGGTTTTTTAATACGAGATAAACAATAATGCCTGTAAAAAAAGCCAAGGGTGACAAAGCCAAATGCGATGAACTATACAGCCTGATAATTCGTAGTGAAGGACAATGTCTAAGATGTGGCGCACGTTGTGAATGCCCACAATTTCCAAAGAAACACATTAGGGGGTGTCCTTTGACTACATCACACATCGTAGGTAGGCGATACTCAGCTACCCGTACGGCTGAGGACAACAGTCAATGCCTCTGTTTCTCGTGTCACTATTACTTTGAAAACTGGCCCAAGGAATTCAGCCGGTGGATTACTAAGACCATTGGCGTAGAACGCTACGAGGAACTTAAACGGCAAGCTGAAACAGTTACCAAAGTAGATTGGACCGCCGAGCGTGAACGTCTGCAACAGGTATGGGATGACATATTGACAAACGCATAGTGGTTATGCTACAATATATACATAATTAAACAAGGAACAAAGAGTATGAAAAAGAACATCATTATAGGAATATGTGTAGTCGTATTGGCTGCCATAGCTTATTTGATAAGCGTTACATCGTATCGGTTTGGTTATGCCAATGGCACAAAGAATCAAATTATCTGTCAAGCCTCTGAGTCACAGGAGTCTTTGAAGCAATTATGCGTACGATAAATAACGAGGGGTTAAAATTATATTACTGGAATACTCGTGGTCATGCCGGTGCGTCGCACAACAAGGCATCAGAACATCGGTATTTTGGTAAGAGCATTAAAAAGGAACGTACACCTATAAGTACAAACAAATGGCTCCTAATTGGAGCAACGGTCGTTACAGCGGCCATCGTCGGTCTTTTCTTTTTAGCAACCAAGGCAAACAGCGATGTTAAACAACTTAATGGAACTGCCAGCCAACTGCGAAAAGAATTGCAAAACAAACAACAAAACGTAGATGAGTTAAAAAAGACTCAGGAAGAACTACGACAGAATGTTGAAAAACAAATAGAGGACCTCAACAAACGTGTTGATGCACGCAAACCTAGGGTAATACCTGGTGTAGCAGTTGCAGTAGCTGCGAATGTTGATGGTACTAAAGCGGATTGGATGCGAGCTGCTGGCATTCCAGAAGATTTGTGGGGCTGTGTTGATGCACTTGTCACTAGAGAATCTGGCTGGAGGGTGAATGCCACTAATCGTTCCAGTGGTGCCTATGGTCTTCCACAGTCACTACCAGGAACCAAAATGGCCTCAGCAGGCGCTGATTGGCAAACCAATCCAGTCACACAATTAAGGTGGATGACTGGTTATGTCAATGCCCGTTACGGTGGGTTTTGTCAGGCCAATTCGTTCCAGTTACGAAATAACTGGTACTAAAATAAGGTAAAATAGAAATGTCGAAAGAAGCACCTTCTCAAAATAAGAGGGTGCTTCTGTTTGTCCAAAGGAGGGCAATATGAACACCAAGCAAGTAAACGAGTACATCAAGGACAACTACCAAACGTTGTCTGACGGTGAAATCGCTGCCAACCTGTCGGCTATGGGTTACGAAATTAACTCGGAGTCGGTACGTAAAAGGCGAAACAGCATGAAGTTGGCTAAGACCGGTGGCGGTGGTCCGACATCACTTACCAAGGAAGCAGCCGAACGGCTTGGTAGGCTCAACGAACTTCTGACACGTTCAGGAATCGACCCTGCCGATATCGGTGAAGTCAAGCAGATTCGTGTCAACGAGTGGCAGTCAATGTCCAAGGACGCTGACGGAGAGCCTGTTATTACCGATTTGAGGGGTGCCAGCATCGTTTTGAGCCCTCAGTGGGCCCAAGACCCCGAACTACCCCTAATTCGGCCTGCAAAGCCTGTACGAGTGTCTAATCCAGTGTCTAAGAACAAGCAGCCCGTCAAGAACTGTGCGGTCATTTTCCCTGACCAGCAGATTCCTTTCCACGATGAGCGTGCCATTGATATCGCACTGCAGATACTTAGGGATGTGAATCCTTCCCAGATTATCAACCTGGGGGATATGATTGACTTCCCTAGCTACTCACGCTTTGAGCAAGAGCTTCGGTTCCAGCAGACCACGCAGCTTTCGATTGACCTTGCACACCAGCACTTGGCACAACAGCGAGCAGCCGCTCCGAATGCCAAGATTGTTGTTTTGGAAGGTAATCACGACCGCAGGTTGCAGAAGTCTGTTACCCAGTACCACATGGACCTGTTCAAGCTCCGTAGGGCTAACGCCCCTGAGTCTTGGCCTGTCCTTAGTCTGCCGTTCCTATTGTGTCTGGATGAGCTTGGTGTAGAATACATTCCTGGATACCCTGCTGGGGAGTATTACGTTCAGGATTACATCAAGTGCATTCACGGTCGCAGGACTGGACAACGTGGTACCGTGGCAAAGCGAGTCGTAGATGATGAGCGAGTCACTACCGTTACAGGACACACTCACCGCTTTGAGATGGTCGGAAAGTCCACTAATACCCGACAGGGTAAGAAGGACAATTACGCACTGACACTCGGTTGTCTGTGTCGCACCGATGGAACTGTGCCAGGCTACAACAGCTCGACCGACCACGATGGCAACCCCATCCTGCGTCATGAAGACTGGCAACAGATGATTGGTGTGTTTTACTGGGACAGCTCCGGTCTGCCTTTCGAGTTCCACCCTGTGTTTATTTGGGACATGGACAAGAAGGGTGGCAAGAAGCAAGCCCTCTTTAATGGCAAGCGTTACACAGCCTGAGCATGCTGTCAAACTGCTCAATTACCGGGCTGTAGTGTAGCGAACACGCCCAGGCTATCTGTGCATAGTTGGCAGTGCCGACTAAGCTATCATGAAGTCTAGGGAGAAGGCAGTTCAACTCTGCCCAGCTCGACCAACGCACCTTTAAAGGAGAGGTATGGGACGTAACAGACACCATGTATGGTGGCCTCGAAAGGATTACAAAAGTGAGGTGGAAAAGAAATTTCGGAACCTTCCGTGTAACATCCTTTGGATTGACGAAATGGCTCATCGCCTTTTGCATATTTACACTGAGCCTCCTCGTAAGCCAAAGGTCTCGGATATGTGGCAGGCTATCAATCTTCACAAGAAGGGACTATGTTCCTGTAATCGATGAATGGAGTGTGATGGATGAGCAGAATCGTATCAAGTGTCGAAACTGTGGCGAGTGGGTGTATTACACTCCTGCAAACACTGTCATATACTGGTGGCCAGATTATCTGTGGTATTCTATCGCCCAAACAGTCTGCGACCACTGCGAATACCGCCAAGCATGTTTCCTACTTGATAATCTTGAATGGGAACTCAACTGGGCTGTCGCCAACGAGCTTGGATTCATTGAAATGGAGGGACTTCCTCACCAAGAGGTACTTGACGCCTTCAAAGAGTTCTTTCCGAACTTCGTAACATATCATGAGCTTTCAGATAATGAACAGGCTTGGGTAGATTACTTCGCTTATCTTATGGATTATGTTCCACAGGATGAGTGGTTTAACCCCTGACTTCGGTCGGGGGTTTTTATATACTCAAAAAGCCCCAGTGAGGCGGGGCTTTTAAAGTCTGAAAATTCAGAAAATTGAGAGTTCAGAAAGGGTTGTGTAAAACAATAGGAGCTCACTAAAAGTGCACGGTTATATTAACACAACTTGTGCTTATTGGCAAGCCTGACAATCCTCTAGGTTATCGGGATTAATAGGACAAACTCCACTCAAAAAATCTTCAGTTTTTTCTTCTATTTTTTCATTCATTGTTTTGATACACCTGCTCGAAGTGCCCCCAAACCAAGTGCAGCAAGTACAATGTTTACGTATTCAACATAGCTTGCATCTACGTAACCTAATTGCACTAACGTATTAAATACGATAGCTACAACAATAACAATGTAAGTTTTTTTGCCTTGTAGGAAGTTAATAAGTTGTTTCATTATTTCTTTCCTTTCTTGGCTAGATTCTTCCACATAGCAGCAGCAGCAATTCTGCGACCTTTCATACCACCGCCGGCAGCGGCAGCAACTTTAGCAAATGATTTGCCTTTTTTACCAATATCTTTACCAGCAACAGCCTTTTTCACGACTGCGCTTCTTGATTTTGCGCTCATACCAGCAGATGGTTTACGAGCAGCTTTACGCATTGCCATAACATTCCTCCTATAATTATTTATATATTTAATTATACTACTTTGTGAAACCGAGTCTTTGAATAAACCATTTAAGTAGCTTGCCAAGTGCGTTCAAATTAGATGAGTCTTCACCCATTGCTGCAAGCTGTGCCTCTAAGTCAGCACATTTCTTTTTAAGAGCGGTGTTCTCTACCATTAATGCATTAACCTTAGCGTTTAGCTCTGTGACCTGCTGTTGTAGGCTAGGAGCGGTTTTTATAGCGGCATCGGTGCCTTGCCACTCTGGAGCACTACGGAGTCGTTTAAGGGCCTCTCCTGCGCTCAAACCATTCCACTGGCTAGCAGCAGTATCACTTTCTGCTTCTCGATGCAGTCCAGTTCTATATAATTCTTTTCCACTATTTGTATCCATGATATCTCCTCCTGAAGGTGTGGGCTGTGGAGGGGCAGGTGGATTTAATTGTCCGCCCTTCGGTATGGCCCAACCTATTACATTATTATAATCGTATGCCTTAACGTGCATCCCAGAACTGTATGGGTCATTCTGTTGATACGCATTGAAATTATTGACATTGGCTGTTACCACAACGCCTGTGTGTCCCCAGCCACCACCAACATTACCGTTCCACACCATGATAGCCCCTCTGGGTGGCACACCAGTTGGTGTGTTGCGTACCCAATCAAAGGCGTCTGTTCTGGTACCAAACATATCTTTAGCACCTGCTACTGGGAATGCAGGACAACCCCCTATGCCAAGTTCAACATTGGTGTAACTCTGCACACCGGCCACACATTGGCCCATTATTCCACCGCAAGAGTTTATACGCTGACCATTAGTCCGAGCATAAAATCTATCAACGACATCAGCCATTACCTACTCCTAAGAAATTCTATTATTAAAAAAGTTACAATTGCTGTTGATACTGATGCAATTATAGGGTTAATTGCGTTATAAAAAGTTTTGCGTTTAAGCTCGTGATACACATCTGATTTGAAATCTTCAAACTCGTCTTTAGTAACGTAATTCTTGCTCATAACGTCAAGTTTCCGCTCAATCTGTTCTAAGCGGTAGAGTACTAAGTCGTAGTTTTCTTTCTTAACAGCCGGCATTACACCAACTCCACTAATAAGTACAAACCATATCTAGGTGATATATTATTACCATTGACACTAACCGTACCTCCACCAGCCGTTGCTTCAGCACGAACCTGGTATGTATGATTGCCAGATGAAACATATCTAACAATAGAAGGATTTACAGTAGTAACCCATCCACCTGTAGCATTTAAGGGTGCTCTTTCTGCAATTATTTCTGAACTATCTTCATAAATAAACGCTGTACCTAAGTTAGCAACACTACCAGTCATTCCTACTTTGGCAGTTACTTTAATTTGAGCATTAGTTGGGACATATACTGTAGCTTTTAATCCTAAGACGTCAGTTACACCACTTATAGAACCTTGCCCAGCTAAAAGATAAACTTGAGCAAGTACATTACTGAAATATGGCAATCCATAAGGATTTGCACCAACTGCATAATATACATTAGACACGCCGCCAGATGTAGGTATCATTGAAGTATCAGGTACTCTTACATTTACAGTAGTATTGGTTGAGAATGTTACTGTATTTATTTCAGCATATTCTTGAAGTCCAGCACTTACGGCATTAGCAAATGGACTATCTGTTGCTGTTGCTACTGCACTATTATTAGCAGTTAGATTATTAGCATTTGTGGTGTTAAGGTCGGTTATTGCTCCATCAAATGAGTAAGCAGATACCAACGTAGATTCAGAACCTGAAAGTGTTTGAGAAGCATAACTTCTTATTGTAGATGCCGATAATACTGAACTAAATAATGCAACTTGAGCAATTTTTCCATCAAATGGATATGTTCCAGTAGATTGAGCTCCAACAGTTAATGACCCTGTAGGAGTAGCAAATGCTGAGTTAGCATTATTAGTATAAATTGAAGGCACTTCAATTCCATCGATATAAACTTTTCCTGAAGTTCCAGACATATCTATTGAAGCAGCTACGTGAGTCCATTTGTTAAGTGGCACAGTCGCATAAGATGTTACCAAGTCATCTGCTGCTCTAGCTCCACCTAAAATTACCTGACCATTACTATTAATATAAAAGTTCCATCCATCAGTAGAGCCATTAGCTCTTGCTATAATTATTTGAACTCCACCAGTATAACTTTCTAATTTTATCCAAGCCATACAAGTTATATCATCTGTCTGAGCAGCTCCAGTTGGTGAAGATTTTGAGTAGTATTGTGTACTTCCTGATTCTAAATCAGTACATCTATATGGAGCAGCAACTGTACGTTGAAGTCTAATTTTCATTCCTGGAGATAATGTATTAGATATATCTACAGAGTTAAAAACTAAGTCGTAATTTCTATTGCCATTGTAAGTGACAGTGTTGGGCGTATTAGCAAGACCAGTCCATCCTTCAGCACCACTTTTCATCTTGGTAGCAGGAATAGAGTTATCAGCTATTTTGGTACCATCAATAGCTGCATCTGATTTGATGTTGGCGTTATCTAGGTTACCGTTAATAACTGTGGATAATGTATTAAAAGGTGTATTGACGTCTGCCGCGTCAACTGTTTCACCGTCGTTTGGTAGTGTTAGGCTTATTAATCCCATAATTTAATTATACCCTATGGTTAGAAGTTAAATCTTGTGTCAGTTCCAACTGAACTTGTATCGGCTGTTGATAAGAAGTTCCTTAAAGCTCTGAATTTAATTGCAGCTTGTTCTGGTGAATCAGTTACAGTTGGTACAAGGTTTAATGCACGTTGTATATCTTGGTCGGTAAGAACACCAGATTCACCTAGCGCTTTAGATAGCTGAGCAACAGCACCTTGTCTTAAATCTTGGAAAGCCCTTACTCTAGGTTGTAAAGTTCCACCTACAACAGGTAAAGAAGCTAATCCAGCAGGTAATGCGCCAGCTAATCCTTGTGGTCCACCAGCAGCAGTTAATTGTGATTCAAGTGTACCCAAAACTTTATTTGCTTGATTTAATTTACGCTCAGCATTTTGTTGTGAGATTGATTTCTTTTCTGCTTTACCACCACCAAATAGGTCGTAAGCAGCTTTAATAGCAGCTAGACGCTTACCACCAGTTTGTTGTAGGTCTTGTATCGCTAGTCCTTGGAAGTATGAATCTATTTGTGCTTGTTGTCCAGTGTCTTCCATTGTACCAGCGCCCATATCAGTCATATCAGTACCTAATCCTGCTTCCATACCTGTTTCTACTGGTTGTTGTGGTTGGCCAGTTAGAACTTCACTAAGTCCCTGTCCTACTGCTTGTCTAGTAAGTATGTTTCTTAATGTTAATGGTGCAACGCCACCAGCACCTGCACCTTTAGTAGCTGTTCTACCTATAATATCTGATACGGTTTGCCTAACTGTTTCTGCACCTGGTAAAGGAGTATTTGTAAATGGAACTTGTACTCTTGATACTTGTTCGCTTAGCTTCTTAAATTCTGGTCGTGCTTGTAAAGCCTGACTTATTTCTTTATTTATAGATTGTACTTGAGTACCACCTAAACTATCTATTTTTTTACCCAATATTTGCCTAATGTCATCAGCGGCAATTTCTGCACCAGTAAATTGACCACCCTTAGCTTGTTTGGTAAATATACTAGGAAACTTTTTATTAATTTCTCTGCGTATGCCGTTTAGTTCTATAGCATTTAATTTTGTTTTGTTAGCCAATGGTTTGAATATTGTTTTAGTTATATTATCGAATTGTGTTTTTTCAACACCCGCAAGATTTTTAGAATACTTAGCAAATTCACTTTTGATTTGTGTAGTAGGTATTGTTTTTGTAATACCTTCTAACAAATTATCTACTTCTGTCGTTTTATCAGCAATAAATCTATCTACGTTAATAAATTTTTTCTTACCAGAGCCAGCAAAGTATGAAGGATATCTTCTTGTTAAATCTGCGATTCCAGCTTGTGCTGTTTCAGTAGGTAGAGTAGAGGTTCTAGCTATTGTGCCTGCCCTACCAGTTCTTTCTAAAACTCCAGTTAAGCCTTTTTGACCAGCTTTTTCTAGTGTTTCTTTACCAACAGCTTTACCAGCGCCTTCACCTAATTCCTTTGCAGTTTGCATACCAAGTTCTTTGCCACCTATTTTGAGAGCAGCTTGTCCAGCTTTAGCGGCTTTTCCAGCTTTACCAAACCCACTGAATGCACCACCTAATAGAGCATCCAAGCCTATTTCACCAGCACCGCCTTCTGCACCTATAGCTTGCCCACCTAAAGCACGACCTAACGCTGTACCTAACCCAGAACCTATAGCACCACCTACAGCAGTACCAGCACCAGGAGTAGCTAACGTACCTAAAATAGCACCTAGTGTACCTCCCGCTATTGATAAACCAGTTTTTAATAAAGGGTTACCTTTGGAAGGAAAATATTTAGAATAATCAGCTATTGAAGTAGCCGGCTTTCGTCCACCGCCCTGCATCATCAAATATTTTTGGTATTCTCTGATATTTGGGTCCATTATCTAAATCCTAACTGATAACCTAATGCGGTATTAGCAAACCAATTACTTCCTCCTGATATAAATGGTTTACCAGCTTTAATTTCTTGCAAAGTTGCTCGTCTTGCTCTTGGGCCTTCCCAACCAACAGGGAACACATCATTATAAATAATTCTATTAAGAACATCGGCAGGCACAGTATTACCAAAGTTTTGTTGAAGTTCATTTAATACTTGTTCTCTGTAACCAGATTTAACATTAGTCAAACCAGCGTTTTTAGCGTCTTGTAATCTTTGCATAGCCAAACCTTTAGCCGCAGCAGTATAATCAATACCACCTCCAGTAGCAACACCCATATCGGTGCCACCACCTCCACCCATACTGCCAAATCCACCATAAGCAGCAGCAGCAGCACGTCTGTTAGCTTCTGCTTGTCGAGCAGCTTCTTCACGGTTGAGTTCTTGCTGTCTAATCTGTTCAGCAGCTAAACGCTGGGTTTCACCAATTTTGTTTAGTGCTTGTCGCAAGTTAAAAGTCTGGGTTCCTTCTTGCTGACTTAGGTTTGCAAGTGCAGGAAGGTAACGTTCACCGGTATAAATCTGTTGTTCTTGGATAGGGGCACCAGAATAAACAACACCACGAGCATTTGCACGTCTTACAATATCTTGAAAAGCATTTTGTCTAGCTTGCTCTAAACCAGCTGTTTGAGCTTGATAATAAGAAGGAAGTGCAGAAATCTGTTCCTGATACTGTTTCTTCTGAGGAGCATAGGCTGCCTCAAGTTCTTGCATTATTTGGTCTATTTCTCTTGCCATAGTTCTATTATACCTATAAAAATATTTGTCAAATTCTTAATATGGTATGTATCCTACTTTTAATTTGAAGTAATACGTATGTGCTGATGAATCATTATTGCGTCCAGTTATAACAAATGATAGTTTGCCACTAGCTACATTGGTGTTATTAGCATAGTGAGAAAATGTAACACTTTGTTGGCCGGATGTCATACCACCACCATTAGGAAATAAATAGTTGGGGTCGTTATAGTTATCCACATATATGTCCATTAAAGGTGTAACAAGAGATATTGCTGATACGGTTTTTTCTGTGTTTACATAGTTACCAGATGCTGTTTCAGATGGGTTGAGAATACTAACTATCTGATAAAAGGTTGCACCAGCAGCGACTGACCCTGTATTAAATGTAGCCGTAGTAGTGTAGCGAATACCCATTTCTTTAGGTGTCGTAGCAATACTTTGAAAGTTGTCATTAACAAAGCTAAGCACGTCATTGTATGGTGTATTGGTATCAATCCAATATGGTACTGGCATTACTGGTTCCTCTGTATCTGATAATAAGCAGTGTAGCCAAACAATGTTACTGGCGTATCAATTCCGGTTACTTTCAATCGGTGTTGTATGTATTTGAATCTAGGTACAGAAGTTGGAGCAATGCTAGGGTCAAGTAATTTATTGCTACCCCAAGTTGAACCACCACCCCAATAACTACCACCACCCCAAGATATACCAGTTGCACCTGTGTTTAGGTCAGTACCAATAACACTATTCTTAAGGTCAGTGTCGTGTTGTACGGCTACGTTAAATGCAGTATCTTGTGGTTCTAATTGTGGGTAGAAACTACGTAAACGTTTGTATCTGGATGGGTGACCATAAGAGAAGTATTTACTGCGATATTCAAAAGAAATACGTTTACCCATATCATTGGTGTCGGTGTCGGCAGTCATTAAGAACCCAGCACGGTTAGAACCAACTACTAACTGGCCTGAGTCACCATTACCATTAAATGTGTAGGCTTGAGATATAAAGGTATTGTCATCATCCCACCAAGATTCATACACTAGGTCATAAACTAAACATTTATTGTTAAGGGCTTGTCCTGGAGATGGGTAAAACAGGTAGTATTTGTTGTCATACAGTGCTGAAGTACATCTGGTCTTATCTGCTATATCACTAATTTTGGATTTAATCTTGGAAGATATGATTTTATCTGACGCACCGTTAAACATATATACACCGTCATCAGATAGATAAAAGGCGTAGTTTTGATAAACCTGGGTAACCTGGTCATTGATTGCACCCTTATTCGATGCTGCTTTACGAAGCACAAAGTTAGTAAGGTCAGAACCATATAATACGTATTTGTTGTTGCGTGTCCAAACTATAAGGTTATCTTGGATAATCTCCATAGCGGTAATTGGGTCGGCGGTTTTAGGAGCTGGAATATATACAAAGTTAGTTGAAGTGTATTTTTCATATTCTGTTTCATCTGAAAAGAATATCTTAGTAGGGTCAGAAGCATCTACACCCCATAGACGGTTCTTGTGTACAATAATCTGTTTGAATGTAGGTGGAGAGCCACCAATCACTGAATCAGTTGTACCATCCCATTTACGTGGTGCGTCATAACCATTAGTGTAAAATACGTAGTCTTTAGCTTGTGCAAACCAATACTGCGTAGCAGATGACGATAGGCCCGTTTTAACAGTAGTCACAGTAGAGTCATTGTAAGAATATAGTTTAGTATCAACGGCCATAAGTGTACGACGACTACCATTGCTAAAGTATGCCCTGTATAAACCTAATACAGGCTTGTCATCACTCATATACGTCTTGTAATTGAATGAGGCAGATATACTAGACCAACTTGTGCCGTAGTTTACTGAGTTTTTACCTAGTGCTGTATTGGTAGTAGTGCTCCATTGGTAACTATTAGCTGAGTTTTCACTAAGATAAACTACAATCCAATAATCAGTACCAGATGTAAGAAGTGGCGCTTCTATGAATTTTGCGTTTTTATAAGCAAAAGATGACGTGATTTGGTTAGATGGAATACTACTCTGGGCAAGTATTGCACCAGGTGAACCTGCAGCATTTTCACAAATAAACACAATAACTGGTCCTTGACCAGATGCTGTATTACGGATGTTAATATCTACAGCAGTAATTCTCTTTGTAGAGCCAGCTGTAAACTTTTGTGCCAAGTAAGTAGTTACATTAATGTTCTGAGTTGATGCTCCAGTAGTAGATGTTTGTGATTGGTCTAGTGCTTCTGACTGTGGTGCAAGATATGAAGTATTGCCTTTTCGTGTAGCAATCTGACCAGAGTTATTAATTCGTGCATTCAAACAATACGGAGTAAATTTTTCTTTGATTACTTCAGGTGGGTCATAGGTATTTAGGCCACCAGACAAATCAAAATTATTATACTCAGCAGTTCTAGGACTAGCTGGGGCTACTGATGGTTGCCTAATAAAGTCTGAAACTCTAGGCATTATAGTATTCCTTCGTTAATTCTCCTGAGTCTTGTAGGCATCACTCTATTAACACCGGCAGGAAATACTCTTAAACGTTTTAACATATCAACAACTTGAGTATCCATTTGGCTTTTAATAATTAAGGCCTGGTCAAAGTTATCATTAGTCTGCATAGCTCTATATAAAGCGCCAAGAACAACTATTTCATTAAACTCTTCAGGAATGTCTGGTTGTGAGCCAGAAGTTAGAGTAGTAGGAGTTTTAATATATCGTGCTTCAATAGTATAAATACCATCTGGTACAGGATATAGGTTAACAACATCATTCCAAAGATAATACTTAGTTGGTGCTCCTTGTGATTGAGAAGTAATATCTGGTATCACCCTATCAAATTCATCTGCTGTCATTGGTTGTAAGTATAGCTCAGCATTATCAGGTGTAGTCAATTTAAGACTATATAGTTGTTGAATATCAGCAGCAATAGATGTTAAAGCATACGTGTTATCGCCAGCAGTTGTATTAAATGTAGTAGAAGTCTGCATAAAGTCTAACTGATAACGATTACATATTTCACGATTTACATCGTTAATAAACTGCAAGATTGCCGTATTTGATACGCTTGCGTCTTTGAGCCGGGCTTGTACCCGAGAGATTATGTCATTTGCTGTATATGCCATATCTCTATTATACCTTTATATTTTTTCGTAGAACCACTTAGTACCTGATTTGGCTACGTAGATAAGTACCTCTCCATCGGTAGTGTAAATATATTTGGGTGGGTCACCACCCACAATATCGTATACATTTATATTTAATCCAGTGTCGGCTGATACGGTAGCGGTATCAAGAGCTACGACAGATTCGGTTACAGCAATAAAGTTTTCTAACGATAATCCGATTGCTTCAGCAGCAATTATATTATCTGACGCACTTGTTTCAATTAAAACATCTGCGATAGCTATATCAGTTGCCGTAACAGTATCCGATATAATAACACCAAGTAGATTTAATAGGTTTATGTTTTCTGCAACAGTGATACTGTCAGATTGGTTGATAAAGTTAATAAGTTCATTAGCAACGTTTTCGCTTACACCAACACTTTCTGATTTTTGTATAAGTGTTTCTAGTTCATTTTTAACGCTTTCAGATAATACAATAGTTTCTAATTTATTTATAAATGACTCTAACAAACGATTTGTACTTTCAGACACTGATATTGAATCCGAAGCATTTATGACTCTAGTTACAACGTCAAAAGCTACATTAACGTTTTCTATTACTAGAATTCTGTCTTTGTAGTAATTCGGATAATCTGTTGTTGTTACTGATTCGCTAGCACTGGGCTTAATTGGTGTATAAAAAAGAATATCTAACATTACAAATGAACATCTATCTGCCACTGCATTACTTTCCAACGCACCAATTTCTATATCGTCTAATGCCGCACCAGTCCAAGCTGCCGACGTATGTGGGTCTGTATTTCTCAGTAAACTTAATGTGCCATAGGTTGTTGTACCATTAAATCCAGCACTATCGGCATTTGTTGAATTTTGTGAACGCATGCGAACTTTTTGTGAAGATGTTGTAGCGGCATCTTCAGCAATTCTTATTCTAGCTTTAACGGATAATGGTATAGAGTTTAAGTCGAAACCAATATTTGACCTATTTTCAAAATCAAATAAAGCTACTTGTCCTGCTGCCGTACCAGTATTTCTGACATAAGTAGTGTTATCGGGTGGTACTTCAGAAACTTGACTATAATCTGATGGGGCTGTTCCATTAGTCCAGTCCATAGTTGAACCGTTTGCCGATGGACTCCAGCTCGTACCATAAAAATAATTTTCTGATTGATATGCTGCATCATCTATGATAAGTGGTCCATAATAAAAATCTACTGATTGTCCACTTCTATCAGCGACTTTTCCAAATCTCACATTTGTAGCATTGTTGGCATTAGTGTTTGTTGTACCCGACCATTCAGTAGCTCCATTGATTTTTAATTCATATGCACCGACTGTTGCAGATGAACCAACTTTCAAATCTAATCTATACCATTCAAGTGCATTTAATACTGTTGTACCAGTTCCTACTTGAGTTGTGCCACCAGCATTGTACCCATGTAGTTTCATTGCGGAATCAATACGAACAGCAAATTTAATGTTAGTTCCCTGTCTAACTTGTATTATTTCTTCAGAGCCAGTCGCAGGTGCAGTTATACAGTTGAAATAAAAACTTACATACGTTGTTGCTAATGAAAAAGCAGTATTAGTTCCATTAGTTCCAACACCGACAACTTCAACCCAACCAACAGCAGTTGTGGTTGGATTAACTTCTAACGATATTGGGCTAAAATCCCATTGTACTGTACTGTTCCAAGCTATTGTCCCACCAGAAGCGTTATATTCAACCCCAGAACTTGTACCATGAGTATGGAATTGGATTATGGCCATATCTTGACACCTTTTGGATTATTTTCACCATCGGTTATATTTACATTCCTATCAGAGATTGTATAAGTCACATAAATTGAATATTCTCTACCGGTAGATTCAACTCCCCAAGTAATTGGCGATGGATAAGTCGCTGAATATGTTACATTTTTATTTTTATATGGAAAATTGGTTACAACATCATAATGCAAATTTACTGCTGGTGAATATGCCGTAGCTGTAGCCCATGAACATAAAACTACATCACCCAAAGATACTCTTTCTGTTACACCATCTAGTGGTAGAGTTACCCAATCATCAAAAGTATTGGTTGCATCGTCAGCTTCTACACTTGTAACTAATGTGTCATCTGAATCTTTATACACACCAAGATTTATTGATGTTGATGAATGAGTTGTCCAGTCTATATAAGCACTTATTGAATCCCAAGTTGCAACAGGTGGTGGAGTAAATAATGAACCATAAATATTGTCTATGTTTGCCGATGTGCTTGCACCTGCTGACGTATAACCAAATGTTGGGTCAATAGTTATAGGATAAACTGCTGTATCTAAAAAGTTTTGTGGAATAGTGATATTTAATATTTCGTTATCTATATCTATTTCCATATCACAGAATATATGCCAACCGTTTGAATCATTGGCTATTGGGCGATATATATGAAATGCTTTTCCAGTTTGGTATTCATTATTTTCTTTTCCTTCTGCGTGATAAACAGCATAAGACCCAATAACATCTGGGTCGCAACTAGCAAATTCATTGCATCTTTCTTCGTATGTTGGTCCGTTTTGTTTATGGAATGTTAAACCTTTTGTTTTGATTGATAGTGGGTAGATATTGGTTGTAGGCTTTTCATCTAGTGTGATTTCAAATTCAAAACCTTTTCTATTGTTTCTGTACCACCAATTAGCGTCAGTTCTAACGCCATCTCGTATCCAGTCAACATCTGTGTGTAAATTCTTAACAGTATCCCATACGGTTTTTTCGGCAACAGTATATTCGGTATTGTCAATTTGAACATTCATAAGTTCAGCAAATTTTTCAATAATTTCATCTACGATTGTATGGTCAATATTCGGATTAACAGCCTGTAAGCCATACGCATATTCATTTCGAACATCTTTTTCTACATCTGGTTTATAAAAATCGTAACACTTGTTGTATTCGCAGTTTATATTTATATAGCACGCAAGCACTCCACGAGCGTTTTCGGCTGAATGAAACTTAACTAACCTATCGCCATCTTTAAAAAATAATTTAGTCGGGTGTTCTTTTTGATATACTTTGACGCCTTTTGATTCAACTACAATCTTTATTGCGTTTATCCATACATTGTTAATGTAAGGAACGTCATTATGTCCATATTGTATGTCGATATTATGCAATCCTTCATCAACATAATAAGGATTTGCAGATGCCGAATAAGGTGAATAAATCCTACATACTGGAACCTTGTCATAAACAGGATAATTTCTTCCATCGCCATAAGTTGATTTATCAGCATAATTAAAATCTTTTGCATCACCGTTTTCATCTACTTCCATGTATCTTCTTGTTGGCATTAAATCAAAAACACATATACATGGCGGGCATACATAATCTGCTATGGTAATAGTTTCTTTAAGTGTGTCCTTAGGTAGCGTACGCATGACTTCATATTCGCTAGATGCTTCTGTTGGCGATAACTGACCATTTTTAACTACTCGTCTAATCTTTAATGGGGTATAAGTATTCTGTTGGTCTATTGGATAAAAAGTAGCTGTTGTGCTGTCTTTAGTCCAAGTTACAGTTTTGCCATCAAAATCAGCTGTACCACCGTCGTCAATTACGCCAACACTAAAATTAACCTCATTATCCCAGCGTTTTACTTTTACTCTAGGATAGAAATCAGGTTGTTTTTCATCTCCAACAACCGTTTCAAATTGGTTGTCTTCAAATACTATTGTGTTGTTATCGTTCATTTGGGAAATATTTCTCCGTCTGGGGTTATGTGTCGGCACAAGATTGAAGTATCAACTAAGAATGGATACTTCTTCTTACCTATTTTACCAAATCCACTTTTAGATAAGTAGTCGCCATCGATTACACGTGTGCACCATTCTAGGTCTGATGTTCCGGTAGTCGTGTTAAATGAACCTGTTTCTTCATCAAACCAAACCTTCTCTGGGTTATCAAACACCCTGCGAGTCTTAACATCACCTGCCATATATTCTGGCGAATCATCCCACATTGTCTTTAGGAGTCGGCAGTTAATCAATAGAAAACCTGTTGGTACGCCATCAGCCCAGACTTGGTCGCCTAGTTTCCAGTCATCGTAGAAACTTGTACCTCGACCTCGGTAAATTAGTGGCTCGCTTGGGTTAGACTTGGTGTAGTACAGTCCTGACACCACAGGTACATCGTTTTTCATGTGTTGATTGACCTTTATAAACCCATCTGGTGGTGGCATTGTATCGTCTTCTATGAGTAGTAGCCATTCAAACTGATTAGCTAGGGCTTCTTTGACAATGATATTCTGTGCGTCAGCTATGGTATAGCGGATAGGTATAAAGCTATTCATATACTGCGTGTACTGGACCATCCCCCAATTAGTAGGGATTATCTGACCGTAACGTGCGGCAACCCATTCCATCCTGACCCTACCTAATGTTGGTGTGGCAACTAGGATGCGTTTAATTGGTTGATAATTAGAAGTCTTGATTTTAGTGTTATACTCCATAGCTCACATCCTCTCTGCGTTTACGTAATACACATTCTAAGTTACCTGTATGATTCCAGTTTAACTGTTCAATAGCCCAAGGTTTTGGTTTGTAGAAATTATAAAAGCCTGACTCGTGTAGTGGGTCAAAATAATACATCGTAGCTTCAGTGATACCGTTACAGTGCGTAGGGTCCTGCCAGAAGCCAGGAGAGCCTGCGTAAGGCACTACAAAGGCGAACTGACCGTCATACTTCAGCACACGCCAAATCTCGTTCATAACATCTAAAAACACCCCATTAGCTGGATTAATGTGTTCCAGCACGTGGGATGCTACTGCGGTTAGGACTGATTCGTCTTCTAACGGCCAAGGTGTCTTTTCTAAATCGTGGACTATATCCACACCTTCCAGTTTTAATTTGTCTATACCAACAAAGCCGGGGTGCTTGCTTGCACCACAGCCAATATCTAATCGAATACCCTGTTGTTTATTAAATTGTTTCATTTCCCTCCTAAGAGAATATAATGTCGTAAGTTGCGTTAACGTTCTGGTTCGTAGCTACTGCGCTAGAAGCAAATGTGTTACCTGCGAATAGTGTACCAGTTGAGCTTGAATTAAACAAGCCTATGTTTGATACATTAGCAGTTGCAGTTACAAAACTATTAGCGGATGAGAAAGTGCCTGTAAATCTGACAGTTTTACTTGATGAGCTTGTTGCAGCAGTAACAGCTTGTCGTTTCTGTACTTCACCAGCAAGTGTGGTATCAGAAGCAGCAGGAACACCACCAGTACCTAAAGCAAGGTGTGAAACTTGTTTAGAACCAGACACAGCACCAAGTGCTTTACATAAGTAATCGTTAAATCCATCGTTAGTTATCTGGTTTCTTTTCCAACCAGAATCACCAACAACCTTACCCTCTTCGGTAAGTTGTACTCGGAACATTCCTTTGATTTTTAATTGGTCGTTCATATATCTCCTATTATACACTAATTATAAGTTAGATTATACATTAATTATAAGTTAGGCTAGCCCTATTATCCCAGACTTGCGTGAAATTTCCACTGCCAGCCCATTGAATTATTAAACCGGTAGCAACATTTAATCTTTTTATTCTCCAAGTAGCAGCAGAAGTAGCTGTACCAGGCGTTGCTTCACCAATATATATCATATTTGTTGTAGTTGTATCATCTAAGCGCTTGTAATAAACAGCACTTTCAGTTGAAACAGTTCCAGATATCGTAGCGGTTGTTTCTAACGAACCACTAGGGTTTACTTTAACATTGTAATAAGTTCCACCACCTGTACTAGACCTACCTGCAATAACAGACCTGTTAAGTCCTGCTAGGGTGCTATCAGTAATTGGGTGGGTCATTGTTAAAAAGTTACTGGTTGAACCAGCAGCCCAACAGGCTGTTTTGATAGAAAGTATTCCAGCACCACCACCTGTCTTTTTAACATCTAGTGTTATAGGCAGGTTAGGGTTTTCTACTGTAGGCACTGCTGCGGTGTTAGGGTGTTTAATCTTATGAAATACTACCCACTCACCATCTGGAGAGAATACTTCAAACAATATTGGTGCTGCACCTAACCAACCAAAGCGTATTCTGAATAGGTTGTCTTTGGTAAAATCTATGGCTTCCGGTGTGCCGTTACGTGTATAACCTGAACCAGTCTGTCCAGTAAGGGTATCTTCGCTAAAACTTGCCTGTGCAGTTGTAACATCTACTGCCCCACTACGCTTAGTCACACCAAATGATGTGCCTTCATAACCTATAAAGAATCCGTTGTTAGTGTCATATAGACCAATACGTTGATAAGAGTTAGCAATGCCTGTAGTAAAGATAGCAGTAAAAGCTACAAAGGTTTCTGCGTGTGGTCGGTAAGTTACCGAAGTACCTGTAACTGCCTTAATACCACTGTTAGTGTTAGTACCTGTAGTGAATAAGGCCTGCCCACCTGAATTACTAGCATCGCCACCTACTGTTTTAGTTACAGTTAAATCACTGATAGCATCTGGGTCAGTTGTACTGAAATCTACTTCTACCTGGTTATAACGAGAACCACTAACAGCACTACCAAATAAGTCTTGGGCTACTAAGGCAACAGGGCTTGAAGATTCCCCGACATTACTTCCATCTGGGTTAGTAACCTTAACAGTAGTGGGAAATTCAGCAACCGGAAATACAATGTTGCGTATAGCTTCAGTCGTCTGATTAATTGCCGACATTAAATCGGTATTATCTTGAGTGGGAATGACTGTTTCAGGAATTACAATCTTAGAAGGTATTTCAGAGATTGCTTTTTCAATGCCTTTTAAGTCAACTGGTGTTGGTGAAACACTTATGCTGGGAGCTAATTTGAGGCCCTTCACGGCCTTTTCTAGGTTTTTTAGGCTAGATATTACATCTTTGGTTTTATCGTTGTTTAGAACGGCTTTATTTGCGTCAACGATTGCTTGTTGCACATTGCGTAAATCTTGACACATCTGGTCATAATATTCAGATTCATCGCTTTTGTCCGAAGCTGTTTCGTTGAGTTTCTCAACCGCACCAATAAGTTCGGATATGCCTGTATCAAGCGATTTGACAAAATTGCCAGAGTTCGTAGCGTTGACGGTGATAAGTTTTTCCAATTTATCTACCATTTCCTCAATATCTTCAGACTTTGCCAAGTCTTCTGGCATATTGTTGACTTCAACACTTGTAAGATACTCATGCATAAATTTAACTAACTGTTTAGCGACCTCAACGTTAGTTTTGTTTATAAGGTCAGTCTGCTCCAGCATTTTGTCTTCTTGCTGGAGTTTTGAGTCTTCTTCTTTACGCTTATCAGCAAGCTCTTGACTTGCTTTGATTATGTCTTCATACATAGTTTAATTATACTCTACCGAGCCTAATCACTTTTACGCCTGGTAAATCAGGTGTAGAACCAAACGGGTCAATAACTATCGAACCAGTTGGTATGTCACCTAGGTCATATCGGTGGTCAGTTGCAAGAAAAATAATATGTGGGTCGTCTATTTCTAATGCAGGACCATCTATGTATGGGTCATAATGAGCAAACGTTATTTCACGGTCAGATAATAAATTAGCAAGAAGGATTGCTGGTGAACCAGTAGTAATATTTGTTTCTGGTTTGAATGTTTTACCTAGTATTAATATAGGTAATTTTTTCTTTTCGTGTTGTGTCACAATTACGTCAACTAACCATTCAGTATGTGCTTCACGAGCTTTCATCAGTGCGGTGAATATATCATAAGAAAGATTAGTTTGCTTGGCTACCCAGCTAAGTGCAATATTGTCCCTTGGATGACACCCTCCACCATCACCCATACCGGCTTTTAAGTATTTGTTAGATATGATGCGTTTATCAGCCATTGACAATGCCTTATAAATATCATCGACATTCATTCCTAGTTTCTCGGACATTTCCCCATAAATATTTGCCAAAACGGTCTTCATTGTGATAAAAGTGTTGTAAAAAACCTTAATTCCTTCGGCCGTTGAAATATCGGTCCTAAAACACGGTTTATTGGTCATACTTGTAAATAAGTTTTCTATTGTGTCACCTGATTCTTTGTCGTTAACACCAAGTAATGTAAACTCTGGGTTTAAGAAATCATTTATTGTGGTGCCCATCGCAATAAACTGTGGTGTATATACAAGCCGCACCAAGTCACCCATTTGATTAGCTTTATCTACTACAGGTTGAATGCTACGTTTAATTGTTCCAGGAAGAACTGTGGATATTATGCAAATAATCTTACGTTCACCAGATGTTTCAATGGTGTGGATAACATCATAGGTTGCTTTGAGTAAGTGCCGGTAATTAAAGTCAGCTCTGGCTCGAGGCAATCTAGTAATACCTTCAAAACGTGGGTCGTGTGGTGTCTGCACTGGAATGAATATAATGTCGCTTTTCTGAACAACTGCTTTAAGATTCTTTTCAAAACTAATTTTAGTAGATTTAAGTAGTTCTTCAGCACCCTCCTCACGATATGGTATCTTACGTTCTTCAATGTATTTTTTAACTTCAGGATTGGTATCATATCCACATACTGTATGGCCTTTGGATTCTATTGCTAGTGCTACAGGTAATCCAAGTTTTCCTAATCCGATAAATCCTATTTTCATAAATTCTCCTTTATCTTTTCGATGTCTATCTGCATTAATCTTTGTAATTCATCGCTGTAATGAAGTGGGCTTGTAATCTTATAAGCAGCTTGTGTTTCTCGTTTGGTACTGTCATCTATTATATCCCTGTGATGTTGTATGTTGACGCCATCAATATATGTATGAATGCTTAGTATGTTTGCGATATCCTGCACCCAGCTGTCATTATGTGGTGATAGTGAGAAATGACCCATAGCTTGATACATTTGACGGCTTATTATCGGGAATAGATTATTCTGTTCATTCTTGTCAAAGTTTATTACTTCTGGAGATATGGGTGCGTGTAAGAATTCAGTCCAATTAGGTGTCATCATTTCAGCGTCGTCATTCCACAACATCAACCAATCACCAGATGCCAGTCTAGCAAGTTTATTGTAGTATTCGTGCAGTTTATGATATGTGAATCGTTTGCCTATCACAAAGGTAAGATTATCTTGAAGTATGCTCAAATACCCAGATAGTTGTGCGTCATCTATATCAACGTAAGCTAATATTTCAACATCATCACCAAGTGACTTTATACTTTCATAGAACATTACTGAACGTTCACGAGTTGGTACTAATACGCTTACCATCTGCGAGTTTCCTTAATTTATCTAATCTGCGCTTGAATACTTTGCCATATCCCCTATCAGTCATAGTCTTAATGTAGTATTCAGGGTAGTCTTCCCAATTATCTATAGTCCAAGCTAATTTAACAGTTGAATGACCAAATTTCCACTTAGCAGCAAATATGTCAGCACTTAACTTTACATCTTCTTGAGCAGTAGGAATTTCTTTAGTGTGTGACCAGGGCGTTGTGTCATATTTGATACCTTGTGCCCATATTTCTTTACGCATTATCATTGTGCCACCTATGTTCCCAGGGTATGGGTTATAAGTCATACCATTTTCATATTCATCAAACCTGTCCGCTTCAGGGTCATTCATTGGCCCATAATCTAATCCTAACTGCCCTAATTTAGGTATCTTGTCAAAGTATTTTTTGGCAACTTCTGACCAGCCATCAGCAAATGCCATATCGTTGTCTAAACGCATTAAATGTGTGGCTTCTGGATAAAACTCCAAACCTTTAGCCCAACCAAAGTTAGCCGCCGCACCGGGATAGTAATTTTTGTCATTTAACAACAAATAATTAATTTTGCCTTTGTTGCTTTGCATTTCTAACCATTCTTTGGTGTCATCAGTTGAAGCATTATCTACTACTACCAAAAATTGTGGCACAGTCACCGTTGATAAATAATTTTCTAAAGTTTGTTTTGTGTAAGCCAATCTATTATGTGTAATCATCACTGTGAGTAATTTCATTTTATTTTCTCCCAAATGCCTTCAGGGTCTTCTAATACAACTTGCCCATAATCAAATCTTTTATAGCCACGTGTTATTAATTCATTGGCTTGTTCCCTTGTAACGTGTATTCTATCTTCTAAATCGTTATCTGCATAAAGCTCAATTAATTCATTATATCCTTGCTGTTCAAACATTCGTCTTTTACTGATATTAATATATTCTTTTATAACATGATGCCCATTATTGTTGTCTTTGCCACCTTCGTGCGTCATTTTACGCTGTCCACAACTCATAGAGCTAACCATAATTGGGTTATTTTTAAGATACAATGATAAGCCAAATGTAATATCTTGATATCCATAAACCTTAGAAGTATCTTTTACCCATTTGGGTTTTACGAGTAAGTAGTCGTCTTTAATTTCTATATTCCACTCTACATCTGTTCTCCAATATGGTTTAGATAAAATATTAAATACTTTTCTTTGTACAATGGTACATCCACATCCTGTAAAATACGCTGCCCCATAAGGGTCACGATAGATTGTTCTAGATGGTACATCTATTAACGGATAATCAGATGCTACTATTGTCCAATTATTTTCAACCATTTCAGATATCATGTGTTTTAAGATACCTTTGGTAAGTACCATATCTTCTTCGACATACCACAGGTGCGTTACATCTTTGTCTTCTAGTGCTTGCTCAGTGACAATATTAAAACAATCAGGTATAGGATTTGCGTGTGACCAGTATATTTCCCAGTCAGCGCCAAATGATTTAAGTTCTCTAAGTATCTCATCTACTGTTTGCGAATAAACCGTACCACGGCTAGGCAAACAGACTGCTATCTTCATACCGCCCTTAAAAAGTGGTCTAGTGCTTGTTTAGATATGCGGACACGTCTATCACCCACTCTTATTTCAAAGACTTGTCCTTTCTTACAGTGTTCGCTTAAATCCCATAGGATATCTATATAATCTTCATTGCCGCCTAAGGCTTTGACCCGACCACGTTTTGTACGTAGCACTTCACCAAACTTTGGTAAGTCCCGGGCTAATTTTGTTGCGTCTGTTGCTTCTCTTGCCATTGCGCTTATAGTACAACCAAAAAAGCACCCTGTAAAGAGTGCTTTAATGGTTAGCTAATTAATCTTAGCTTTCAAGAGTTACACGTACGCCGAAAGCGTCACGTAATTCTTTAATACCGTAGATGGTGTGGCAAGCCACTTTCCAACCTAGTTTGTCAACGCTGTATTCAGCTTCAACTTTTGGAGCAACCTGAATGGCAGCTACGAAAGCATCGCGGTGGAACATTACGTTGTTAAGAAGGTCAGGGGTACCAGCAGTGGTAGTAACCTGGCTAGTCATGTAAACGTCAACGCCGTAAACATTAGCTACTAGACCATTGTTACGGCCAGCTTGAATACCTTGCTGTCCAACTGCGTCGTAACGAGTGAACTTGTCAAGGGCTCGAAGGTCAGCCATAGCTTCTGGGTGGATAACGAAAGCACGGTTTTCACGTGGAACGTCACCAGCGTCTAGAGTTTGAATAGCTGAAATAACATCAGCGTCTTCAAGAGCTGCACCAGCTGAAACAGTCTGTGATAGACCGGTAGCTAGACCAGCGATTGAGCTGTCAATAGCCTTAGCCATGGTGTAACCAGCGGCTTCGGTGTAAGCAGCACGAAGGTCGTACTTGCTTTGAGCTTTAACGATATCTTCAACAACGAAAGCAAAGTATTTGTGCTTGTCGATGTCTAATTGTATTTCTGATTCTGTTGCTGCGTCAAATGTAACGTCAGTACCAGCGCTCTTATCACGTGCAGTAACTTCTGCAAGGAAAGGAAAGTGAACTTTGTCACCATATTGGGCAACATCAGCATCAGCTCTCTTAACGAGGTCCGCAAAAACTAGATTAGCCTTAACGTGCTTCTGGATATCAGCGGCCCAAACTTCTGGTACGAATACGGCAGCGGTTGTTGGGGTAACATTTCCCATTGTTGTATTCTCCTATTTGGTTATTAATGTGTTTAGAGTCTGCCTTCTGCTAACATACTGTTAATTGTGTCCTGGTTGTCATCAAACCATTGTGTATCACCGGATTGTAATTTTTGTTGCATTATTTCTCTGGTAATTTTAGGTGTTGATTGAGTTGGGACACTAGCAGCAGGTGAAGCAACAGCAGCTCGTTGTTTGTCCGCAAGTTTTTCTAAAGCCTCCCGACCGCCTTGCGCTTTGACATCATCTTGTTTTGCTAACGCCAATAAAACAGAGAAGTCACCTGTAGTTTTGGCATAAAGCCCAAGCTCAGGTTTGCTTATAGCGATTTCGGCCATTTTCTCATCATAACTACGTGCATCAGGGTTTTCCATGTAGAAGTTCTGCAGGTTTAATTGCGTCTTCACATTTTGAACTTCTGAATACACATCTAAGTTACCATCTGGGGTGAATTGATATTCAGTTCCAGGTGGCACTAATTGTTTTTCTAATTCTGATTTTGTCTGTGTAGTTTCGTGTAGTTTCTTTTCGGCTTCCCGATAAGATTTAGCGAGTTTTTGTACTGATTCAGGGTCTTCTAAATTAAGTCCCTTACTCTCAGCCCATTTAGACAAATCTTCATCATTAGATGAGGTGGCCTCAGTCGGGCTGGAATCTTCGGTTACATTGCTTTCCGCCTCTACCTTTGGTTCTACTTCAGGTTGTGTTGATTCGGTGCTTGGTGTAGGAGCACTTTCAACGCCGTTAGTTTCTTGAACACCAGTTTCGGTTGTGGTCTGTTCTTGTTCCACGATATATTCCTCGTTTAATTATTAATGTACTTGCCCTTTTATTATAGCACTTGTCAAGAGTGTAATTTGTTGTCGGTAGCAAGGTCGATATAGGAGCGGAGTCGTCTAAGGCCCCTAGCTTCGTAGATAGCGTGTAGTGAAATTTGTTCTTCATCAGATGCTAAAGCACGTTCCATTGCTGATTGTTCCATCTCAATAATCTTTTTATATAAATGCCGACCACCATCAGATTTAAACATCGATAGGTAGTTGGCTTTAATCTTTTGGGTTTCTTCTGACTGTGCCATTTGCCTACATCATAGCAGGGGGAGTTGTAGGTTGTCCAGCACCCATAGGTGGCATACCTGCTCCTTGTGGTCCTTGTACAGGAGGATTAGCGGCCATCATATCACCTTGCATCGGTGAGCCACCTGGTGCAGGCGGTGCCATTAATCGTTCGGCTTCATCCTTGTCTAGCTCGAATACACGCTCCATAATCGTTTTTGTTAGTTCAGTCTGGTCTATTAACGGATTCTGAGCTAAAGAGCTGTAGAGAGCCTGATATCGCTTTATATCGTCTGTTTGAAGGCGCTTTACAGTTGATTCTAGTTGTACCTTAGCTTCGTAGTTGCCATAGAACTCATCAATGTTAATTGATTCAAAGTATGTACCTTCTGGGCCTACAATTCGTACTAGGGCACTAGGCTCAAGGTAACGTTGGGCCATTTTTAACCAGACATAAGCTAGGTATTGGAATCCTTCGTTTTCAATTAAGGTAAGTTTCATTGAGAAGCCGGTCTGAGCTGATTGTACCTGCTGTGAAACTTCAGTAGCGGTAATGTCTGCATTACCTCGGCCTTGGCCTACACCTTTAACAACCTGGTCGATACCAGTGGCTTCACGGATAGATTCTTTAATTGCGGTGCGTTCTTGGAATACTTGGAAGTTAGTTACTGGTTTGTTGATTGGTTCGATAGCACCTTGAGGTAGGGCATAAACTGCACCAGGTACGGATTCGATTTGGTCAGCCATGTCTGAGAAAGCTGGGTCAACACGCCACATCGAGTTAAGTGAGTAGGTCATGTTATCAAGTGATTGGTTGATTAGGTCGTTTAGGTATTCCTGTTGGTCGATGTTTACTTCAACTTCACCTTTTCCGTAGAATAGTGAACCATCTATGTCATTGCGTTGCACAATAAATGGGAAGCAACCTAGTTCGTTCTTTTCGTCACGTAAGACTGCAGAGCGGTTACCAACGGTGATGATGCGGTCTTTGGTCCAGTATTCAATTACTTCAACCTGTTTAGACTCTGCACGATTAACGGTAGAGCCCATAAACATATCTTTCTTATCTTTGTCAAAATCTTCGTCATCGGTGGAACCTTCCATATCAATCTTATCAAGGTTCTGATAGAGAGGTTTGAATTCACCAGTAGCTGGGTCTAATACCTGGTATGAGGCTAGTTCTTGTTTAGAAGCAAGGAAACGTCGGCCCATATAACGTGCATCGGTCTGTGCACCTGGCCTGGTAGCCATAGGGTCAACAAAGTAATCCCTTAAAGGTTGGTGATATATCTTAGGTCGGTTGATATTCCAGTGAGTAAACATAATACCTGTACCATATACAAGCATATCTTTAATCCAAGGTATTACAGTAAGTGATAAATCATTAGCATCCCACCAGAAATCCATTAAGGAGTTAAGTACACGGGTATCGGTACGCTGGTCAGGACGGGTAGGATAGAACATAAACTTAGGTTTGCCTGCGGTAATGTTTGCAAGAGCGGTGCGAATTGACGCATATATCATCGGGTCGGTTAAATCAGCGTTACCATCGTAGGATTTCTTGACACGTTTGCTGTTATAGACGTTCCAAGCGTCTTCCCAGGTATCCCAATAGTTAGATTCTGCGTAATCGCGGTGTTCAGAGAATGCCGATACAACAATATCGACAGGATTTTTCTTTGATTTGTTATTTTCTGCCATATTCCTATTATAAATCAACAATTAGAAGCGAATTACCTTTTTTGATTTACCCTTTTGGTAGAATTGCGGCTTATAGACGGTTGCACGGTTATTATTCTGGACGGATAAGGCTAGATATCTAAGGGCATCTAGGGCGTGGTCATTTTCTTTTATAGGAATTTCTGGAGCGTTGCGATTTTCTTTTTCTTCTGGGTAATGATAAGACTCAAATTCAAAGATGAGGTTTTTACAGACGTTAGATATGAAGAGTTTAGGACGACCTGTGCCTTCTAGGACCTTTAATCGGTCGTTAATTGCACGAATACCAGCGATAATTGAGTCTTTGACCTTCACACATGGAGTGACTGGTAGGCCTGCATTGTTAAAGTTACCTATTTCTTGGGCGGCAGCGGAGTCGCCTAGGATAGTTGAGAAGCGATTATGGCCCATTTTGGTTTGGATGATGTTAACAGCCTGCTCGGTAACGAGTTCAGTGGCGTATAATTCGTCATATATCCACCAGTTATCATCCTTATCGACAAGTATGAAGACAGCAGCCATGGGATTGGTGTAACCAAAGTCGATTCCTAGTATATGGGTACCAGCTTCGGGGACATCATTTGGTTCAACAACGTGTACTTTTCTATCAAACTGCTTATAAACCAGACCAGTCATCTTTCTAAACTCTGCCATGTACTCTTGGTAGAACTCATCTTCACGACCTTTGGCGATATAATCGTCACGTAATTCGTCTATTTCGGTGTCGGGGATGTGGGGGTTGTCATACGAGGTGGCGTGGGAGTAGAAGTAATTATCATGGGTTTCGGCATATTCACATAGGTCATAGAAATGATTGAAGCCTTTAGGAGTGGAGATAAAGACCGACCAACCACCA